GCGCTCCATCCACTTACATCACCACTCACAAAAGACTGTCCACTTATATCTATATAAGTCAAGGCCGCATCATCGCCTGTGATGTAAAAGAAGTAATTACCAGCCTCTGCATAGGTAGAAGTAGAAGTTACAAGTGCTGCATCATTACCTGCTACTCTCGTTACCTGACCATCGCCCCAATGAAATATTAACGTTGATGTTGCTGGAGCTTTCCACTTGAAGACAAATTGAGTTGCTACATATGCAATATCAAGATTAACAGGCCCAATAGCAGAACTACTTTTCCTATAATAAAAACCTTGTCTATGTTCAGAATATGAAGTTCGGTGAAATTCATCTACTGATGGCTTTTGACGACTAGTCCTAATTTCCATTATTAATTACTTAAGAACTTTTCTTGATATATATATCATAGTCATTTGAAGCAGCAGCAGAACCAGTTCCACTTATTATTTCAGCAACTATTTTAATACAATACTTTAATACTACAGTAGGAGTATCTATAAAATAAATACCTTCAGTACTACCATTTGTTGCAGATATAGTGGCAGCGCCAAATACATCTGTAGAGATATCAACCCAATAGGTATCATCTGTGTCGTCAGCATTTTCATCTAAAGTACTATATAACTTCATATAAGCAACATTAGTAGCATCATCTGTGGATAGTCTAGCATGAATAGTCATGAAGTTATACCCTTCTGCAGGTATTACAAAACGTTTACATTCAGGCAACCAATATACATCACTTGTCCAGTTTGTAATAGCACCTGTTTCTATATTATCTCCATCAGTAATAGTGTTAACAGTACCAGTTTCATCAGTAGTTTCACTGTATGCTTCAAACCCAACAGCAACTTGTTCTGCATCAAAGTCTAGAGCAGTTGCAGTATGGTTAGTATCTGTTAAAGTATCAGCATCTGTACCAGTTGCTGAGTCAGTAATACCTAAATCTGATTCAGAAATTAAGTGCTCAACACTAGTATAATGATTATATTCAGGATTAAGAACTGTATTTAATCCACTATCCAATGCTGGATCATAAGCCTTGTCAGGTCCAATAAGTTCTACCTCAACAACGTCTCCTGCAGTAAAATCAGCTGCATCACTAAGAGTGATAACATCACCAGCTACAGACATCTTTGTTAATGGTAAGTATACAGTATTATCAGAAGCATCTGTTCTTTCAACAGATACTACATGTTTATTTGCAAGAGTAAATGGTAAACCTGTTATAGTAACATTTTTAGTAGCAGCAGTCATTACTGCAGTAAAATCTCCCCTAGCGGTTGAATAATTGCCTATACCTCTTGCTGGAGAAGGTTCTTTCCAGAACTGAATATGAAGTTCGTCTCCTCCTCCTAAAACTGCAAAAAAAGTATCAATAGTAATAACAAGTCCAGCAATAGTACACTCAGCCAAACCCTCAGCTGGAGCATAGTATAAGACATCTTGTGTTTTATTATAAAGGTAGGCTAGTTGTTCAATTTTAGGGATAAAGGAAATCTCTGATAATGCTATAGTTCTAGCACCTGCTCCGGGAGCATACGCACCTTCATCTGAGCCTATAACGATTTTTGTATTATAGTACATAGTATTTTAACTTTAAAGTTCTAAATTCATGATTAAACCAATAGAAGTAGCATTAGAATAACTTATCTGACCAGTCTTCATTAGTAAATATACCTTGACTTCGTCCATCATAGATATACCAGGAGAAATAACAGCTTCGTCTGCTCCTCCTAAACTCTTGTTAAGGAAAATAGGTGATACTCCTCCTACACCCCAAATGTTCCAAGTCATATAATTCTACTTAAGAATATGCTAAAACTATTCCGCTACTGGTAGTAAATGATGTAACGAATTTGCCGCTGGCTGCGGCTAAAGTACTTCCTGCTGGAATTTCTGTTACCCAGGTTGGAGAACTTGGGCCTCCTCCTACTACAGCAGTGAACGTGGCTTTTTCAGCGACGTAGAGAGTATGAAACTTTCCCGTTGTGGTACTAGCTTCACATACTTCTGTTCCACCTGCGCCTAAGAGCCTGTGGAAGAATGATCTAATGATCCCTGCTAATTTATCTAAATTCATTGAATTGAAATTTAATCTATAAATATACAACATTAATATTAGAAATGCAAAAAAACTTTCTAACAAGTGTTATTAGATAGCCTTATAAGATAAAAGGGGAGAAGGCGAATGCCAACTCCCCCTTGAGATATATATAGTGATTGGGTATTAAACGGCTACACCGAGAGCAGTATCCACGTCATCACCATTGAGCGCGACCTTCTGTCGGATAAGGATTCTAAATTTCGACACTGGATTAATTCCAGTCGTTGCCGAAGTATAATTACTGCTAGTGCAGTCAAGAATTATAGTATCATAAGTTCCTGGAGTGGCTAAATCAACTTCTCCACGATAAGAGGTTGCAGGATAAGCACTTGAATACTTTCCTTTACCATCATTCATAGCCAACTTAGATTCATATTGAGCTACTTCATAAGCAGTTCCACTTCCTTCAGTGGCTACAGCACTTGCAGTAACAACTACATCAGAATCAAAATCGTCAGAAGCAACTTCGAATCTTACTTTACTATAGAAATCATTCTGTGGATTGAAAGCTGTATCTGCAAACCTGTCAAGTCCAGTAAGTAAAAATCCAAAATCAGCAGCATCACCAGTAGCTGCAGGAATGACTTCAATATCATCAGTTCCATCACAAGCAGTATAAGTACCTGAAGCCTTTGTTACAGGCCTATCAAGAGTTACATAGAAAGTACTAATAGCAGTTACTTCATATACAGGATCAGTAAGAGCAGTTCCTCCTGCTACATCTCCAATACGTATGTAATCACCAACAACAAGAGTTGCTCCACCCGCAGCTTCATAAGTTACATCAGTATCACAGGTAATGCCCCTAGAGCCATTAACCACAATTACATCTTGAGTATCTTTAAAGCAATTAGTATCAGTTACAGCGGCATTACAAATCACATCCTTCTGAATGAGTTTATAAGGCTCACGAGCAAATACCCTCTCGAAAGATTGAGCAAGTCCCATTGCTAAATCAGACTGCAATGCACTCTTAGCTACATGAGGAACAGTCTTTGTTAATGGAGAATGTCCTATTCCAGGAGCAAAGTTTAAAATATCATAATGCAGTACATAGGTTTGACCGGAAACTACAGTTCCTAAGTCCAAAGCAGTTCCCATATAACCAAAATAATCTACTTGCTCAGTTGGAGCAGTATATATTTTTGATCCAATAGTAGTTGCATTTACAATGTCAAACTCTGGAGAATAAATCAATTGTCCTGCGGCAGTCTTTTGGACTATCCTAAACATTCCAGCTTCCGCTGTCATAGCTGATTCTTGTACTTTATTGGTATCAATCTCTACCAAGGCAACCGAACCTGCGGCAATGTTTTGCCCCAGAGTTGTATCATCAGTAGCTGCGTTAGTTACGTTACCAATATATTGGTAAGTTACACCATCTTCAAACATAATATTACGTATTTAGTTAAACAATAATTTTAATTTTTTTCTGAGAGAAGCTGGACTCCTTGTGGGTCTCCTATATAAGCTTTCCCAAGTTTGGCAGCTAATTCTACTATATCTCTATGAATAATAGTATTAAATGCGCAGTCTTGTCCATCAGCTACAATTGCAGCATCTACCGTTGTTCCATCAATTATAGTGTTAAGAGTAACTTCTGGTACTATAATTGGATCAGGCTTCTCTAAATAATTTATATAATAGGTATCAATTGCTGAGGGATTATATATATACCAATCCGCATTCGTAGCTCCCTTTTCTATAAATCGCCAATAGTACTTAGTACTATCTGGTTTCTTGTAAGGATTATTCTTATTAGCTTCAAAATAGGAATGGTCTATTGGTTTTACCTCTACAGTTGCTCCTGAAGTAGTTGTCTTTAACCTTTCATTAACTACACTCCAAAAAGGAGAAACATCAACAGTAATAGTTATTGTATCAGGATACATAGCTGATGCTCCAAAGGCATTGTAAGTAACTGTTTCTATAAACGGCCCTAATACTAATGACTTAGTATCATCATATTCAATTCCTGTACCTATTAATGTTTTTACAACTTTATCCTGAGATTGAGATAGTAAAATAGAAACTTCATAAGGTTCGTATCCCGGTGCATCTGCACTAGCAATTGCCTCATAAGCAATCTCAAACTCATTATACATTTGTGCAGCAGTCATTATTTTTTCCTCTTCATAGTGATCTGAGCTTTAATTTTTAAATATAGATCATCAGAATTATCTTTAAGTTCTTCTAGGTATTCAACTAACTCAATTAACTGCCAACTAGTAGCGTCCCCAGGTAAAGAATATTTGTTTACTCCCTCTTTTTCTATTGCCCCAACTGATACAGCCTCTAGTATAAAAGCTTTTATTGGGAAATGTGGGTCATTAACTACGGCTAAGTATTCCTCTGGCTTGTCTTTAATTACCTCACTAATTTCTTTCATCAACCAAGCTTTGGTAACATCAGACCCAACAGTTTGTGTCTTCTTATTACTAGCTAGATATACTCCAAGAAATTCGCGCATCTTAGTGGTACTATTATTAATAGAACCAAAGAATTCCCAAATCTTTTGTTGTTGTAAAGCAGCCTCTTCAGCTTTGTTCTCTTCATAATCTTCCTGTACAAGTGCATACTTATAAGTAGGATATGAAAATCTCTTTTCCCAATTAGGGGCTACTTCTAAACAATTTTTAAGAATCCTTACCCTAAGATTATCTGTCGGATTGCTTAAATCAAACTTAGAGCCTTCAAACATTGTAATAGGACTCTTCTGAAATAAGACACTAAATGAATTCCAAAAATTATCTTTTTTCTTATGTAGACTTAAATCTACTCCTAATTCACTCTCAAAGAAAGCTTGTTCCTCTTTATTCTTAAAGATTTGTACAAGTTCTCCTCTTTTATTCTTAGGTAAAACAAATCTTGTTGACGCACCTTCATGCATGAAATATCCTACATGTGAAGGGTCTTTGATCATTTTCCCTGCTCTTGGGGATGGCTTAAGGAATACTGTCTTATTTTCAAGATATCCTTTTTTTATAGCCTCCTCATGACTAACTACCAAATTTTCCATTTTTCTTACTCTTTAAAGTTAAAATAAGGGAGATGCCTTATACACCTCCCTATTTATGTTTACTATTACTGAATAGTCCTAAGCAAGGAAGGAATTATCCTACCAGTCTTAAGAGGATTCTTTAACATCATCCCACCAACGAACATTTTGTAAACAGAATATCCATCAACAGGAGAAGCAGTAATAACCGGTTCAGTGCTCTTTCCTAATCCACCAGGGGTGAAAGGATCGCGCATTCCGGGAATGTAACGGAAGAACTCCTCATTATTCTTAACCGAAACCTTCATGATATTGGCTTCACCTCCAGTTGTACCAGCATCCCAGATATCATAGATATAAGAGCTTGCAAGTCCACCATCAGGGTGAGGCAGTTTATTACGGATGGGGTCATCCTTCATTGGATCAACCATCACCTTAAACTTAATACCATTTACAAAGGTGTACTCTGTAAATTGGCCTTCGATAAGTTTAGCAGTACCATCACTATTAATTTGCATATTTTGACTAGACTGCAGCCAACTAATGTTAGCAGCTTTGTCAGCCATAGATTGATGGAACTTATACAATCCACGTTCCCCAGTAGACATAATAAATTCACGCTTGTCTTCAGGTAATTTTCCAATTGAAAGATCAAGAGCAAAGTCACCAATCAAGTCAGCGCTGAAATCATTATAGTATAATGTGTTTCCACCTTCCATCTGCTCATAAAGACCGAAGCCTGAGCGAATTGTGTTTCCACTTTCACCTTTGTTACCAAAGGAGCCATCACCTAATTTATTAGATTTTCCATGAAGAAGCAGACGAGCTTTATCCCTACGGAATTGTGTCTGGAAATCCCAACCCAATTTGTCAATCCAACGGGTCTGAACATTACCATCTTGGTCCCTAAAAGCATAAGCCATAGGTTTGTTCTGTCCGGCAAGGATCATATTTCCAGGAACATCATAGTTCTTACGTATGTAAGAAGTGATGTTTTCCATCATGTAAGGAGCAGTATGGTGAACACCTGAACCTCTTTTGGAGAGTTCTTGTTCTACCAGACCGTACTCTTCTGACCACCTAGTCCCACCAGCGAGGTCGCTATAGGGTACATAGAGATTATCATCTCCAGTGATAAGTTCGACTTTATACCTCCATTGAGTCCCATCAGCAGCGGGATCTTCAGTGATACGGAGTGCATAATCATCAGGGTGCTCACCAACAATTACAGATGTGATCTCGAAATACCTTTCGGGGAACCACATATAAAAGGGGGTACGAGCTACACCAGGACTGTCTGCCGATGTAAGGGCAGTACCTGCAGGCACGAGAGCAGCCTTAACAAGAGGAATATTCCTCTCATCAGCTCCTTGTAACCACCAACGGTAAGGTCCTTCAGTGTCCAAGTAGTGCGTAGGAAACTTGTCTACGAAACTAACGAAGTTGTCGGCACCGTAATTTACTTCGTAGAGCATGTCTATGTTCTTGGAAATAAACTCAGGTTCCAGCAACCCCAGCCAGCCTAGATGAGATTCCCTGGTCAGGCCCGACCAATACTTGGGTTCTACAATTTGAAGTTTACTGATTTTTTCCATATTATATTAATTTAGCAATATTAATTCCCTAGCAAATGCTTCATCGGCCCAATCATATTATCTCTGGTTTCCTCTGCTGCAGTTCTATTAACTGTAGTTTTTCCGCCGAGAAGATTTGATCCTCCAGTCTTCAGCTTAGTTTCTAGTTTACTTGTTAATTTGGTATTAATAGTTTTTGTTATCTGATCCCATTTTCCATCAAAAATTCCTGATAAAAAGAGATAAGCCATTGTAGTATCAAACTCGATAGGGTTTTCTGACCTTTTCGCCCAGATAGCATTCATTGAAGAACCATCTTGGTGTTGCTTTACTGGCTTAGTAATAACTTCCGAAATTTTAGTTTTCGTCTGTTTGTTAATTTTCTTTCCTGGTACAATCTCGTCTAGGTCTTCTATATGCTTATTAAGACTCTGGAGTTGTTCATTGTATGAAGCTTGAGCTTCTTCTTGCTGTTGCTTTTGATGAACCTTAGCTTGTTTAATCTCATTCTTCTTAGCTTCCTTAAGAGTATCCAAAGCCTCTAAAGAATCTTCAACATCAGCATTTATATCAAAAGCTCTTTTTACTAGTCTGTCTATCTTTGATTCAGAGAAACTAGTAGTTACTTTATAATTTTCTTTTAAGAGAGATCTCCGAAGATCTTCTTTACTTTCATCTTGAATATCCTCTTCTGTAATCCCATCCAGAGCTTCTAAAGTGAGAACAGTATTTCCAGCATCGTCCGCTGTAAATCCAGCCTTTCTAAGTTCAGCATATTCCTGTGAATAACCATCTAACGCCTCAGTAACAGCTTTTGAATTGTGTTCTACCTCATTCTGTATAAGATAACTCAAAGCAGCTGCTTCACCCTTTTCGTTAATTACTTCTTGAAGTTTATCTTCATCTAAAGATGAAAGGACCCCCTGTTCCAATTGGTAGCGTGCGAGGACAAGAGTAAGAGGTTCATCGGTTTCCACCGAATCATCTTTCGAAACAGGGGGTACCTCTACAACAATTTCTTTTTCCTCAGTATCTTCTTTATCAGCTAAGGCTTGATTAACATCAATAACCTCTTCTTCTTCTTCTTTTTCAGGCTTCTCAGCCTCTATCTCCTTTTCCTTTTCTGGAATTGGAGGATTAGTAAAATCGTCACCTGTGGTCACGAAAGTACCAAAATCCATGTCTAATATGGATAGTCCATCATTACTCTTGTCTACCATTGTCCGCTAATTTAATTGTTACAAATATAATACTTATTATAGTACTCTACCAAAATTTATAAGGTAATTCTATTTCGACTATAGCTTTACTTAGAGGCCACAGCTTTGGGTTTACTTCGTTGGATACTTTCCTTTGCTTTATTCGAACGGATAGTTTCCGTCAATTTTGCTTTATCCAAATTGATCTTATCCCCATGCTGGTCAGCGTTTTGATCTAGTTTAGCTTCGTCCAAAGAGGTGTCTTCAGTTTCTACTTCCTGATTACTCTGTTTAATATTCTCAACATCTATGGCCTTTTTGTAGTCCATATCTATTTTATATTTCTCAAGTTCAGCTTGTCTCTCGACGAGAGCCTGAGCAGCCTCTTGTTCTGCCTGAGCAGCTTGTGCCTGCTGTTCTTGCAACTGCCTTTCATAACGTTCGATCTTACGTTGCAGAGATGCAGGATCTTTAGTTCTAAAGATGTCCATAATCACTGACATAGAGCCTCCATTTTGTAGGAAGGGCTGCGTGAGCGCCTTAAGCTGTTGAATCATTTCCATGTCACTTGAACTAGTAGTAACATATATTCCATACTCGGCTTCATTGAATATTTCAGAATCAAAATCTAAAATACCCATACTAGAGTCATCTAACACATAGCTGCGTTTAAAAGACTTACCGTGCCAAGCAACCTTGGCTGTTTCTATGAAAGCCTCCAAAGATCGTACCTTAACGCCGTCATGTATTGAGAACCACTTTTCAGTGATGTGACTCGACTGTGTTACTGCTCTCTCAACTCCACCAACAGTTTCTCTATTCTCTACTGCGCCCTTTCTCTGAGGAGTTATACCAGTAATAGCATCTACACGATTCTCCAGAAATGCCAGTAATTCAAGCTGTCCTTTGATATGCTGCCCTTGAGATAGATCAATTTGCTTGGAGTTCTGATTCATTGTACCAGCAAGTTTACCAATAGAGGTACCTTTCTTACTCTCATTGAAGGGATCTTCTACCATCCAACCCATCATATAAGCATAATACAACCATTTATCCATACTCCATTCATCAGGAACCATAGATAAATCTAATCTACCGAGCACTCCAAAGTCCTTAGCAATTGCCAATTCCATCTTTTGAAGAACTGCATTATATAAGTGTTGGTAAGGTTTTGCTAAATCAACTAGGGACCTAGATTCCATATTGCCCACATTTGCAGAGGTGCCGACAATCCCTGGATGGCATTTCGAGATATTATCCATACTTCTGAATTGCACTTCTCTAGGCCCCAACTTGACTTTAATGTCATCAGCAATGTTAGTACCTTCTAACCATTCTGATATCCATAACCATTTAACCTTTTCTCCTAATTCTTCTTCTGGTTCATATCCTTCAGGTACAAATGTCTTTTGTGTTTCTCCCAGTTCATCCTGATAGGTTACAACACCTAATTTCCTCATTCCTTTCCATAGCACTCGTGTTACACGTACGTTGCCTTCTGAATCATATGCACCTCCAAAAGCCCTTTGACCTTCTTTATTGGCCCCAACTACGATATCGCCAATTCCTACAGCCTCTACATAACTAGAAAGATCCGACTTACCATGCAACAGTTGATTTCCCATAAGGCCAGATTTAGCACTTCTATTAGCGTTGCCACCGTCTTCAATCTTCTTAATTTGAGTATCACTTAAATCTTCGTAGAACTCATCAATTACTTTACCTATTGGTAAGTAACGGTCTTCTATAATAATATCAGCATCTTCAATATATGGAGATTGTCCTGATCTTACTGTAGTTACAGTAATAGGATCTCCACGCCTAAGAATGGGCTCACCATTAACAATATCAGTAATATTCAGTTCATCGCCGGAAATAGTGAGATCTTCGAAGTCCCTACTAAATACCTCTTTTAATTTAAGGATATTGAACCCATAGTTAATAACCTCTTGAGCCATTCTCTCCCTACGATCTCTATATTGGAAATTCTTCCATTGCTCTAACTCACGGAATCTTTCTATCATTTCCTCCTCAGACATAGTAGGATTCTGAGCTTGCTCCATTATAAAGGAATCTTCTTGCTTATTTAGTGTTTCTAACTTATCATTAGTGGCATCACTATTAACCATAGTGACAATGGGATTAAAAAACCTCTTTCGCTCCTCTCCCCACAGCAACATGAGATTAGAATTCAGTAATGGACAGTTTCGATAGTTATCTGGAAGTTTACCATATTCAATTCCAAAAGGATTAACTACTCTCTGTACTTCTGAATCATGTATCTTATCAGAAATAAGATCATAGTTAATAAGCATATTCTTCTTTGTGTTTCGTATGCCTTGACTAACATCACTGTTAATCACACTTATCCCAGCATCCACACATTCCTCAAAAAACTTCTTAGTTTTCTTGGCATCTGACCTCTTCTGATGGGGGAATGGTTTGAATGAGTTATCGTTCTGTAAAAATTTTGCCATTGCTGATAAGTTTAATCTCGTAATTTAGTGAACTACCCCGCAGCAAGCTGAGGGGCATCAGAAGTCAGCACTCCGACTAATGTCGGTAGTTCGTTCTGAATTTGAGTGTCCGTCCCAGACACATAATTTTTTAAAGCAAATGACTTTATGTTGACAGCAGCGTTTATATCACGATTAAGAAATGAACTACACTTAGGGCAGGTCCATTCTCTGTCTTTAAGTGTAAGTTCTTTATTGATATATCCGCACTCAGAGCATGTCTTTGAGGATGGATCAAACCGACCTATCTTCAAGATGTTCTTACCATACCATTCTGCTTTATATTCCAGCATCGTTACAAACGTTGACCAGCTTGCATCAGTTATTGATTGTGCCAGACAATGGTTTTTTAACATACCAGAGATATTTAAATCTTCAATACAGATCGTTTGGTTCTCACTGATCAATTTGTATGAAGCTTTGTGTAAAAAGTCTTTACGTTGGTTGGTTACATTTTCATGTAGGATTGTCAACCTGTGCTTGGTTCTATTACCCTTGTATTTTGAATATTTAGATTGGGTATATTTTAATCTTGACTCTGCTTTACGCAGATATTTAGGATTATCAAATACCTCTCCTTCTGAAGTAACTAAGAATAATTTTATCCCCAAATCAATACCGACTGAAGATTTCTCTTTAACAGGTAATTTATCTAACACTGAATCACCAGTATCACAAAGGATAGAAATAAAGTATTTTCCGGTAGGTGTTCGGCTAATAGTAGCCTGTTTGATTAGTCCCTTTGTAGGACGATGTAATGTGATCTTTATTCCTTCACGAAATTTAGGTATGATCAATATATCATTTTTGATTAGAATACTTTGGGGAATATTGAAAGATTGTGATCCTCTATGCTTAGATTTAAACTTAGGAAAATCAGCATGGCCCTTGAAGAAGTTAGTAAAAGCATTGTCGAGATTTCTTATAGGGGCTTGCAGTGATTGGCTGTTAATCTCTTTTAACCATGGAAGTTCCTTTTTTAAGTCTGGTAATTGTTTGTTAAGATCAAAGCATGATAGATTGACTTTATTCCCGGCATACGCTGTTTGCTTAGTTTCTAAAGCCAGGTTGTATATAAAACGGTTACTCCCAATATGCTTATTAAGCAATTCAGATTGCAGTTTAGTAGGATATAATCTGTATTTGAATCCTTTTAACATATTACAAATATACGTATATTTACAGAAACCAACAAATATGTTTAATTCATCCCCGAAGCAGAACTTAGGGGTATTCATAAACTTAATAATAAAATATTAGATTCTTCCAATAATTTGAGCTTGATATTTTCCTCGACCATAGCGTTCCCCTTCTCTGTCTTTCCTAAGAAAGAAATCATCCCTAGACTTAGTTTTAGTAATTCTGACTGTTTCTGCGGCCTCAAATTTAGCCAGTTCCTCTCTGAGTATCATACACATACCCATAGCCGCAATGCGGTCAAAGTTGGCATCAGGATTCCACGCTACTGCCTCTTTTATGTAAGCTACTGACCGAACCTTCTGACAATTCAGTAAAGGCACTCTTTCGATTTCCTCTCCTGTTTTCTCATCTAGATAACTCTCTTTCTCACCGGTTGCAATCTCCCGCATCCAGTCTGCTTGCATTCTACGTCCCCACGCATTAATGTTTTTACTTGAGTTGGTTCCTTTAGAATTATGAGTTGTTACAAAGTCTCCTATAAGATAACAACTGTCTTTAGAATCTACAGTAACACATTTAGCTTTCTCTCTCCCTACTTTTTCTATTTTAGTAATAGCCGTCTTAAAAGCCCTATTCTTAGTTATTTTTTGTTTCTTAGCTTTTCTAGGTAAATTAAAAATTCTCTCTTTCGTATAAAATCTTACTTGGTAGACTTTTCCAAAAGAATTAGTAAACTCATTAAGATTACAATTAATGCCTAAACTTCTAGCCAACTCTACAACATCCTCTGCAAGGACTTTTGATACTGAACAATATTCAGGATTACCTCCATATCCCACAGATCCATCAGTATCTAGTAAACCTCTTAATACTTCTAAGCGAACATTTTTATGATTGTATTTGTAAAGATCTGGTATAAATTTAGTTCTAGATTTAACATCGCTTAATTTTAAATTAGCTGCTTTTTCCCCAAAAGTTTTAAATCGGATATTGTGGTGCCTATCATCATAAGTAATATAAGAATAACCAAGATATTCCATATAAAAATTCATATCTTCTAGGGAAGAGGAAAAACTAGCATTGTGATGTTTTGAGTTTGTAAAACTCCCATCTCCCAACATTAATCCCAAAAAATATGGGTTAATGGGGACTTTCTTTTTTCTATAACTAACTCCATTATTCTTAGGCAAATAGTAACGATATTCTTTGTATTTTCCTTTGTCTCTATAATAGTGGCTTAACATTTTAACTGTAGACAGTGTACGAACTTTTTTACGTCCATGTGACATTCCATCAATTACCATCCATAAATGATTGTTAGTGGCCTTTATTTTTCTGCCATCTCTTAAGGTTATTTCATAGATGTCTGATTCACTATTAAAAGGGATATCTATTATTTTTGTTTTCCCACCAAAAGTATCAAAAAGATAATCTCCTATCTTTACATCTCCCCACTGTTTTATGCCTTTTGTGGTATACACCTTTTGAGAATATGGGTGAGCCTTATTTCCATACATCCTAGGATCTTTAATATAATCCATATCCCTTAGTATCTGTGGAGTATCTGCTAGATAATGGAGAGCATGACGATGTGTGAAATAGGTAAAGAGTCCTTTTTTGTCATTCTCATAGTTGATAATAGCATTGTAGAAACGTGCTAATCTATACACTATGTCATAAAATTCATTTGCTGTAGTTGGCCTACCAGTATATTCTGCTACTATTTGATCGTTGAATCTATCAAATACAAATGCACTTCCTAAAGAGTCAGTAGTAGAATAATCATCGTCAATAGGGTCAACTCCAATTATATATCTCAACCACGGTATCTTACCTTCTACACTTCGTATGGGCTGTTGGAAGATTTCAATAGCACCATACTTATTAAGACGTTCTTTGTCCTTAATTGGATAATCTCTAATGGGAACTCTGTCATGATTAATTCTCCACTTAATTTCACCATCACCAGTAAAGTAAAGATCACCTACATAGTGAGGGGCAGTAAATTTGCCTATATCTGAAGATATCTCGGCAAGATGTTCTTTAAGATCCATTACTGGAAAGATAGAACCCTCACGCCTCATTACAGCTTCCTGTGGTACTATAGGAGCCTCAGCCTTCTCCTGTACGATAGCATTTGGATCAGAGGTTCCTCCTTTAATCTTAGAACGTTTTAGAAAGACCTCAATGAGTGCTTTAATAACATCAGAATTTCCTTCCTTATCATAACACTTATTTCTATTAAGATATTCTCCATGAAAGAAACTACACTTAGAAGTACCATCTGTTCCAAAATCATAGACATTAGGAAGCTCCATAATGTTATATCCTACTGGATTATAGAACATTTCCTCTGCAGCAATGAAATCTGCACCTAAGGTTCCTCCTGTCCCGTAACCATTCATTTGACCAAAAGCAACTTCACCATCTTCTACAGATGGCCTAGCTACTTGCCAGGCCGTAAGTACATGAGGAAACTTACCAAATTCCTCCCATTGTATCCTACAAGCGCGCTTGCCACGAGCTTTTTGAGGATCATTTTTTAATGATACTCCAGCAACTTCATTCTCAGTACCACTTACTCTCTGGGTAGCCTTATCCTTATAACCCATTGTCCACACCATATTATCTAAAGAATCCTTTAATCGGTTTCTAGGAAATGGAGTATGTTGAGCACACCAGTTGATATTATCAGTAAATTTATTTAGAATACCATCTTTAATAAGAAATTCTTTCTCATTTGCAATAGCAAAGGCACTTTGTTTATCCCTTGAATCTTCATCACGATCACCGAGTATAAAAACCTTTCCAAGTAAGGATGCTCCCTCAAAAGAATATCCACGCCCCCTACACTTCAAACAATTAGTATGTTGACCCTTTTGACGGGCTTGTTCCATGTAATGATAGTAGAGATAACTCCCATCCCAAAACTTAGGGAATCCTTCTACTCTAGTTACAATGTGGTGCTTGCCACTCTCTTTAGATAGTAAAATAGGAGAGTAATTCAAGTAGTAATAATAATCACCTGGAATCCATTCTCCGTCTGCTGCTCGTATATGACCCTCTCTGCAACGCCGTGCTTCCTCTTTCCAAAACCTGAAATATTCAGACATTGGATGTGCATTAGGAGTTAGATTTGTATAGAGACCGTGTGTTTCAAAATGAATAGCAGCCTCTCTGAAGTAGTCAGTATCCTCAAGAATATGGGGATTCGTTATCTCTACTAGAATTCTACCATATTCATCTCTTTTTAGATCCTTAGCGTAACCTCTATTAGGGGAGATTAGATTCCACACAAAGGCAATATTATCTAAAGCATTAAAGAACTCAGCCCTATCTTCTTTATTAAGTGGCTTTAGCATCTCCTCTGAAAGTGGAGTTTGGTATTTATTAACTTCTATCATACTCTATTTTAACACATTACAATCCATCCTCAAAAACCGCTTTTTTTCTATCCCCACGCATTAAATGTTCTTCTGCTGCTTCCCTCTCTATCTCTCTGTATACATCTCTTAAGTTCCTTAAAAGTTCTGGAACTCTACCAGCAGAGATCATAGCCTTAGTGTGATCATGTATAGGCTTCCCAGACTTATCTCTTTCTTTAAAATCCATCTCAACCATAGCCACTCTTAGATTATTTACCATTGTCATCGTATCTCTAAGAATCTTAACTGAGATTCCTTCAAAAGATGTATAAAATATGATAGCAGCCTTAACTTTTTCATCAGGTTTGTATGTGGAGGGGAGCTCAGTCAGAAATTTAAGTACTTCTAATCGCCTCTCGTCCTCGTCTATAATATCGTAGAAGTCTGACCGAACATCCTCCATATACCAAATGAAAGCAAGCTCGTCTTTCGCACGAGCCTTGTCTTTACTCTTATCCCTATCCCACAGCTCCTTGAAAGGCTTTAATAACAAGGCTTGTGGCGCATAGGTGATTACATTGTTTTCTATTTCAAATAACTTCATTTCTTCTTTATTGGATGGTAAAACTTACCAAAATTAGGTATACCAATAGTTGGAGCCTTTTCAGTATCATGATTAGCTTCATTCCTAATAACAAATGCTATCAAGTGAAAATGACTATCTAAGACATCCTTAATCTTATACTCTGGCAAATCAAACTCCTTAGCTAGATCCTTTATTAACTTTTTCGACAATGAACTGTTCATCTCCTTTTATTTTATCCCAAAGACCATTTAAAACTGTTTGTTCATCCTTTGAAAATCTTCTCAGAAATCCTATAGTAGCAGAATCCTCATGGATCTTCTTCATAGCAGTTAAGAATGGCTTGATTTCATCATAATCCTTTTGATCATCAGCCATCAACTCTACTGTCAGCATCCTTCGATAATCTTTCCTCAGTTCCATTTTCTTCTAAGAATATTTCGTAAATAGTTTTGCACATATTACATAGGGGGAAAGAACTACCATTATCGTGCATAATCACGTTTGCTTTCTTTGTTACCCCAACCAATTCGCAATGATGGCAATTCTCATCCCCATGTGCCCTCGTAAACTTCACTTTATTCATCTCGCACTTTATCAAAGGCTAATTTCATATAATCAGCCATACGTTCAACATAATCTCTTTTTTGAAAATTAAATCCAATACTTAGCTTGTATAAAAAGCCCCCCTTACCATTAATAAGATATTTCCTCCACGACCATACTGTAGGACTATACAAATACCAAGGTGCTGTTGTCAAGGCTAAATACTCCTTATAGAACCTAGATTTTAAAATTACACATGCAGCCCAATAATATATGTATGGATCTCTAGTCATATCCTGCCTAGGCCTATACTTAGCAGACTTTCGTAATCCTCTTTTAAGAAGAAACCAGGTTACTTTATTTCCCAGCCTAGTCTTAGCAAGGAAGTGGTTATCTAATTTAGATGGCCAACGTCGTCTGCCAATTAGCAAAAGTTTACAAGTAAGAAAAAATTTAGTAATCTTGTTATCTATAGAGTAACGCATAGTATTAGAAATGCAATCACCCATACCTTCTGGTTCAAAACCATACACTGGCTTCTCCCAATCCTTAGAAGGTTCTAACAACACTCCATATTTCTCATAGTACTCAGCCATTATTTCACTACTATTACTGTGTATTTTTTGTAAACTTTCTTATTCCCCAATGCATTATACGCATCAATGTCATCATTAATAGGATAACCGGGATAACCATCAACATTATGAAGATCCATTCGAATATTGTCCATCTCTCCATTCTCGTCTATAATGTGCAAATTCTGAGAAGCCTTAGTAACAAGATCAAGGCCATACTCAGAATAAGTATTACCCCCAGAAATGGAACCACTTCTAGCAAAAATATCACCGATATTAGCAAAGTGAATATGACCAAAGATAATATAATCCAGAGTAATGCCACAAGCAGCGTAACGACCAAAGGTCTTTTGTATACGCTCTTGAGTAGCTTGTTTGTACATTGTTCCATGAGTTACTAATATTTTTAAACCATTAATCTCTACCACAGCTTCCTGTGGATTACTATCTATAAAGGTAATATAAGGGTGATCCTTTAAAACTGCCTTCAGCATATTGAAAATTAGATAATCGTAATTATCTGTTAACATTACATCTGTCAGTCCCCACTCGTCGTGGATACGACTTTCATTACCAGTTACAGCTAATACTTCTAGTGGAGCAACTGTTGCTAGGTCTTTTAAAAAGTAAGAAATCAATGAAGTTGCTAGTAAGCTGGCTTTCATTCTATTGGTCGCCATATTAAGCATTTCATCCAGGCGGCGATCACTATTAATCATATCACCAGTCATAGCAACTATAATTTTAGAAGTATCACCAGCGTAGCCTTTAATCTTTGTAGCCAGTTTCTGCATCCTACTAGAGGCTACATAGAAGTCATATTGATTATGTGGCAAGTCTATCTCTTCATTGAAATGTGCATCCGAAAGCTGAACTAACAAAGTCTTACCATGTTTAGTTACCGTTGGTACTGCTACAGGTTCATTGAAAGCAATAGACTCCAATTGATCCTCAAGAGCAGTACTCATGGTTTCTATCATATTGTAGAACCTATAACTACTCCTATTTTTAGCTTTTCCTATCCTTTGCTTGTCCCGTACCTTCTGTAAAGAGTATTCTAACTTGTCGTTAGATTCTATCACTTCATCTAGGTCTGGACTAAGATCTGTTTCAAAGAAATTTCCTAACTTTTCCCTACTCCAAAAATAACCAACAGATGTACCATTACGGCTCACTGCTTTCCTTATTGAAGACTCGTCTACACCAAATTCTTTAGCCGCAGCTACTGTACTTTTCCATGCCTTTTTGAGATCTCCTTCTCTATCGTATTGATATATTTTCTTCATACTAAATATATTTGCATTGTGATTGTATAAGGTTGGGTAATTGTAATATCTAATGTGAAATTGAATGACTCTCCTCCGTCACCGAAGATTACATTCTGGGATGAATACAAAGACTCATGCATATCCTTATACGCACTCAATGCCTCTCCCTCATCATCAAATGAAAACTTCTGTACTATCTTACCTTGTGCTTTTAATTCATCAAAATCTATCGTTACTGCTCTCCTAAGATCCTCCATCTAAAAATTTAATTTTAATTTCATCTGCATACTCTAGCTTTCGCTCTAAAGTTCTTTCGCCGATGAACCCCTTTTTCTTTAATGAAGACATAATATTATATATGGAATTTGAACTTATAGATAACTTATGACCTATATCCTTGCGGGTATCATAGTCAAATATAAGTTTATTCCGTCTACGTTCCTCTAGTTGCCGTAGTTCGTAATCAACATAAAGCAACTCCGCTAAAACTTGTTTTTCCCTGTTGTTTAATAAATTCCAGGGCTTAAAAGTAGAAAACAGGTTCAACATAATGTAAAACCTGTCAGCACCTTTAATTGGTATTTTTAATTCCATATTCGCACCTTTTTAACTCTGTCCTACTAAGAGCCCAGAAAAGCTCTAATTGTGTTTGACTAAGATCAGCTAACATGCTACTATCACTTATTACAGTAGGATGAACTAGTTCAAACTGTAACTGCCCAGCATAATCATCTACGCAACTAAAACAGTCCCCTACGGACGTATAAATTAAATCCCCTATCTCAGGGCTTAATGCAATCTCTAAAGGATCACTCTCAAATTTATATGCCCTACTCTTATCCATTATTTCCTGTATCATTTCCTAATTGTTTATTGAGATCATAATAAGATTTATCATGACTGTAACATTCGCAATTCTTAAACTTAAGGCCTGAACCACAAGGACACAAATCGTTTCTATTTATCTTCTGGAACATTCGTCGAACTTGCGGTTCTGGACCTGTATTCATCTTTACCTGCCTACGTTGCTTTCTGTTCATGCAGTAAGTTGGTCAGTGGTGTCAAAATTAACAGCTTTCACTGCAATTGCAATGTTATATCTTGAAAAGAGTAAAAGCTCTCTTTCCTTATATTTATAGGATGGAGCACTATCCACACGAGTCCTCACGACTATATCTCCTATATCTAGATCTTTTACAGCACTTCCCTTAGCTACTATAACTCCGTAGTGATTAGTCTGCTTATCAGTGAGCTTCTCTTTAACTACGATACCACTCTTTCGCTCCTTATTAATAAGATCTACTAAGACCTCACCTTCACCAATTATAATATCATCAATTTTCTTTATTCTTTCCATGTTCTTTGATTTGTGTTTCAATTCCTTCGACTACCCAATCTGGAATATCTCTAGGAATACAAAAGTAATTTTCCTCTTCTACTAAAGCTTTGTCTTTTATCAGAGCTATAGCAGCTCCCAAATAAGCAAGACTTCTTAAACTGTCTGCATCTAATTTACCTGCATTATTATGGGGAAAAGTACATAAACATCCTACCTCTGAATCTTCAGAGAAAATGGTATATATCACATCCCATCACTTTCAAATATTAACTTATATCCGTAAAAACCACTCTTGTCAAATTCCTTCTCACATCTTGTAATATTGATGTCCTTGAAATATTCCTTCTCTATTTTAGAAGTAAAACGAATCACTAAACTCCCACTGTCGTATTCAACTACCATTATACAAAGATACGACATTAAAACAGTAAAGTCAAGTAAAAAGGTAATTATTTTTCTCTAAGAGTGAAGAAAGCTCCCAACAACGAATGTCGAAGGGAGCTACTGAAAGAAAGGAGAGATATTACGGTGTAAAAAGTTCATTATACTTAGCAACAATCCAAAGGGCAAAGAGCCCTAACCATATACCACCAATCAACATTCCTCCTTCATCTGCGGAGCCTACTATTACTCCACCAAAAAATAAAACATTCCAAGTAACAAGCATAAACCATGCATTGTTAACTAGCCTCTTAATCCAATCTTTCATTATATAAAATTTTATTTAATTTATAACCACGTCTTAAAAGAATATCTCCTACTTCTTTTAATTCCTTACCTAGGAATCTTTTAGGTGTGGCTCCCTCAATCCTATTTACTAAACCAAGTCTTATTTCTAGAGTACATTTAATGTTACTCTTTCTAAAGACTATTACACTAGTATTAGTATTCATATATTCTCTACCTATATCTCAACTTGTTTGAGATGAGGAGCCCCTACGTTTCAGCGTAAATTGCTGACGTTATGAGATTTAGAATCTCAGGAACAGACTTAGGATGTTCTTTTTATATGATAAGCAGTGCGCTCCTTAACCTCGTATACCTTCTTTGTCAGATCTTATGGCCCCTCCAATATACTCACTCATCAGTTATATCCTAAACTCAACAGTTTCAGTACACGTACTGTCTGCTTCCCACAGGCCCCTCTTCAGGGTTTTTCTCACTTATGATTAATACTTTTGCAAATATACAACATCTGTCAAGCATTTCCAAATAAACTTTCTTAGAACATTTATAAGGTTTCACTCAAAATCTAGTGAAAGCTGACTTAAGTCCTTAATATAGTTTAAGTTAGGCAATTCCTTCAGCTTCTCTAATCTAATAATTATCCTTGGATCTTTACTCTCCCATCGACTTCCAGGGTTTTTTTCTATCTGATATCCCGTCCAAATCTTGTGTTGATGGTCATAACCAGTTATCACTCCTAATTTATTATGCCCACAGAGGGCAATATTTCCTATAATGTCTTTCATGAGTATATATCTTCAAAGTTTATACCATCTATATTATCTTTCCATCTATCATGCATTTCATCCATCGTTGGTGTGGGAATCTTTTCCCTCCACACTTG